GGCGCGCCGTCGGGGTGGCTGTGGGACCAGATCACCTCTGGTGTCGACAGCCAGGCAGCGATCGAGATCGCCATCGAGCAGACCCCGCAGTTCCAGGCCCGCTACGGAGTGATCAACGACCTGCGCAAGCAGGCCAACTCCGGCGCCGCTGTGCATATCCCCTCGGTGGCCGAAGTGCGCGAGTACGAACAGACCGTGACCGACGTGATGCGCCAGGCCGGGCTGCCGACGTTCATGTACGACAACTGGTCCGACGCCCAGGACCTGATGCGCAAAGGGCTCAGCGCGGTCGAGGTCGAGCAGCGCCTCGGCACAGCATGGGAACGGGTGCAGAACACCGACCCGCTGGTCCGCGACACGTTCAACAACTACTTCGGAGTCCTCGGCGACGCCGCCCTTGCATCAATGTTCCTCGATCCGGGCCGTACCCAAGCAGGACTGGACCGGATGAGCCGCACCGCCTACACCGCCGGCATCGGCAAGCGCATGGGCATCGACGTCGACCAGGCCACTGCCGACCGTGTCGCCGGCCTGCCCAAGACCGACGCCGGCATCTACCAGGACCTCACCCAGATCTCCGGTATCGAGGGCTCCGGCATCCTGACCGAGACGCTCGGCGAGGGCGCCCACGATCTCGGCACCAAGGACGCCCAGGACTCGGTGTTCTTCGGCTCCGGGGCGGCGGCGAGCGAACTCGAGCGCCGCCAGATCGAGCGGAACTCGGCTCGTGCTGCGGTGTCCGGCGGGGCGCTGCGTACCAACAAGGGCCTGACCGGAGTCGGCACCTCCAACGGCTAGATGTCGGCCGTGGCGGCCCAGTGGAATTGGTACATCGTGTCCGCCGTGGCGTTGGCTGTCGTGGTCAACCAGCCGCTGACGCTGCGCTCGCTGATGTCGTTGAATGACGAGATCACCAGCTTGGTGCCCGCCGCGTTGTAGGCGTTGATATCGCCGGCCGTACCGTCCGACGACCACGCGCTGACCACTGGGACGCCACGCATCGGCACGATGAACTGCGCCTGGTAGATCGCCAGCCTGGTCAGCACCGTTGTGTCGAACACCTTGCAGTACGTCGGGGTCATCCCAGCCGCGTTGACGCTGCCCGGCGCATTCGCGTAGGGGTACGACTTCTGGTAGTACCTCATGCAGTTGATCAGCTCTTGAGCGAAGGGCACCGTGGCGAATGCTGAGGCGAACGATCCGACTTCGAGTTGGCAGCCGGTGACCTGGGCGAAGTTGTTGATCGTGGCGCTCAGGTTGGAGCAACCAACCGCACGGTTGGCGTTGGTCTGGGCGGCCCACGACGTGGCCAGTGTGCCGCTCGTGTAGGTCGTTCCAGCGCCGAGCCAGATCGCCAACGACAGCCGAGCGGCCGAGTCATTGGTAATCGCCGTCGTCGTATCCCCCGGGAAGGTGACGGTCTTGTACTCCCAGGTGTTGGCAGCATTGACTGTGAACGTCGCGCTGATAGTGCGGTTGCCGGCGCCCTCGGAGCGGAACAGCTCGACTACGAACGTGCCGGTTGTGTTCATGTTGATCCAGAAGCTGCAGGTCACCGCCCTGGCCAGCGGCGTGCCCCACAACAGGTGCTGGAGATTGAAGCCCTCGACGTTCTGCCCGAACAGCAAGTAGTCACCGGCGGCCGGCGCAGCGTCGGCGGTGGTGCACAGCAGCTTGGAGCACAGCACGAACTCGGTGTTGGCCGGCCCGGCGGCGAGCTGTGACAGCGTGTAGGTGCCGAGCCCGCCGTTCCTCAGCGCCCAGCGATCGACGACTTTCTGGCCGGCGTCGGTGGTGATCCCGGTGAGGGCGCTGACGCGCTGATTGATGACGTGCGCGCCATTGTCGAGCAGGTTGGTTCGGTGCTTGTGCGGCGAGAACGCGCTCACCAGCGCCGGGTCCTGGGAGATCGCAGCTGGGTTGACTTGGTCCTGTGGCACCACCAAACAGTACGGGTCCACCACTGTGAGAATCGGGACTGCTACTTTCTCACCCGTCAGGTGAGCTCGGTAGGGCCCTGGCACTGGTAGTGGAGCTACGAGGACGTGGCCGCTCCGCATTCGGGAAAGATCTCACCGCCTCGCCGAGCGGTGACGCGAGCCAAGGCGCGATGGCACCCACAAGGAGTAACCCAATGCCCGCAGAAGACGACGAACTCGAACAGGAAGCCGAGCTCGATGACGAGAACTCATTGCCAGGCCTGCGCAAAGCGGCCAAGGAAGGCAGGAAGGCTCTCAGCGAGGTCGCAATCCTCCGTCGTGAGAACCTGTTTCTCAAGGCCGGCATCGACACCAGCACCAAGCTGGGCACGATGCTGTTCAAGACGTTCGAGGGAGAAGATCTCGAAGCGTTGAAGGCCGAAGCCACCGAGATCGGTGCGCTCAAGGCCCCCGACGCAACACCTGCACCGGACCCCGCCCGCCTGCTCGAAGAGCAACAGCGGCAGGGCCTGTACGACGGTCTCGGCTCCGGCCAGCCGTCAGGACAGGAAGCCCCGGAAACCGAACACCCGGTCCAGAAAGCACTCAAGGGCTACCAGACGGCGATCCGCGCTGGGGCTGACGAGGATGCTGCTCGAGCGGATGCGATGGGACAGGTGGTCGGCGCCGGCGTCAAGGGCGACAAGCGAGTGTTCTTCGATGCTGCAGCTCACTACGCAGCAGCCGAGGAGCAAAACCGTTTGGCCGTCTCCCGACCCCGGGGATGATTCGAGACTGTGAGCCCGGCTGCGTAGAGCACTACGCCTGCCGGCTGAGAGGCAAAGGGTTGCAGGTGTCGCCACGGGCGACACCAACCAAAACGCTCAACTGGCGGCCCACGCCATTCGAGCCCCCCTCGATCAACGCCAAGATCATCTACGACGAACGACCCGATGGGTCGAAGATGCCGCTGATGAATCCTGACGGGACCGTGGTTCGCCATAAGCAGTACCGCGAGCACGAGCACAAGATCGAGGCGATCCGTCGCAATTTTGCCAACTCGAACAATCCCGAATAGGAGTGACCAGCTATGGCTGAGGAACTTGTAGGCCCATCCGCATTCTCGTTCAACCTGACGACCGAGACCCCACTCGACATCGACAGCATGATCTACATGCTGGCTCCGGAGGATCTCCCCCTGATCCACGGTGTCAACAGCGACGGCGTGCCGTTGCTGCCCCAGACCCCAGCCAACGACATCACCGTCTACTGGCTCGAGGAGAACGCCCCGCTGCCACGCTCGACGCTGGCCGTGGCCCTCACCGACGCCGTCGGCACCTCGGTGCAGACGCCCGCCGGCGGCGCGGTCAAGTTCAGTGTCGGCGACGGCATCCGCATCGACAACGAAATCATGATCGTCACGGCCGTCAACACGACGACCGAGATCCTGACCGTGACTCGTGGTACGGCGGCCGAGACCAACACGACCGGCGCGACGCACGCCATCGGTGCGGAGATCATCGGCCTCGGCTCGATCCTCATCGAAGGTGCGGTCGGCTCGACGAACTTCCAGGGCCGCGACCGGTACTTCAACTACTGCCAGATCTGGTCCAAGAAGCTGACCATGAGCCGCACCGAGCAGTCGATCTCGAAGTACGGGATCCCCTCGGAGCTGGCTCACCAGCTCGTCAACCAGATGCACAACGCCGGCGTCGGCATCGAGCAGGCGGCGCTGTACGGCGTCCGCCACATCCATGCCACGACCTCGCGTCGTCAGACCGGCGGGTTGAAGTACTACCTGGCCAGCAACGTCGACACGACGACCACCTGGCTGACGGTGGAGACCATCGAGGACCGCCTCCAGGCGGCCTACGACCTCGGCGGCAAGTTCGACTTCATCATGGCCCGGCCGGCCGCGTTCGGTGCGTTGGACAACACCACCGGCGCAGAGCGGATCCAGACCGTGACCGTCGACGACGCCTCTCGTGGCCGCAAGCGAGCCCAGTCCGTGATGACCGAGTTCGGCGAGATCGGCCTGGCCCGCAACCGTTGGTGCAAGACCACCGACGCGTTCGGTGTCCGCCGCGCCGGCTTCTCGATGCGCAAGTTCGCACCGATGCAGGTCACCCACCTGGCCAAGACCGACGACACCGACTCCTACATGTGCGTGATGGAGGCCGGCTTCCAGGTCAAGGGCGAAGCCCACATGGCCGCATGGACCGGACTCGATCCGAACTCGGCGATGCCTGCCGACCTGGTCTAGTTCTCGGCTTCACACGAGAGCGGGGCCCCGGGGAAACCCGGGGCCCTTGACCACCGGAAGGATGTTCAATGGCACGCACCGGAGTACTGAGTACCGCAGAACGGATCCGTCGCCACCTCGGCCCGGGCCACAACATGGAAGTCGCCGTCCTCGCTGTGGCGATCGACGACTCGACCACGACCGTCAAGTTCCTGGGGACCGCCTTGCCGCGTGGCGTGCAGGTCGGCGTCACGCTCGGCATCGACACTGAGCTGATGCGAATCATCTCGTTGGACACGTCCAACGTGCAGGTCACCGTGATCCGTGGCTTCCTCGACTCGGAGGCCGCCAACCACGCCGACCTGGCCCAGATCGACATCGCTCCCCGCTTCTCGATGCTCGACATCGTCGACGCGATGCAGTCGGAGATCGACTCGTGGGGCACCTCGTTGTACTACACGCTGGCCGACACGCTCACCGTGGCCCCGTCGGCACAGACTGTCGAGCTCCCGGTGGAGTGGACCGACTGCCTCGGCGTGGTCCGCTGCAACCAGAACGAGCTGTCCTCGACCTCGGACGCCACCGTCGTCTGGCCGGAGCTGCCGATCCGCATGATCCGGGGCACCGCCTCGACCTTCGACGGCGCAACGGTCAGTGGCATCCTGCTGCGGTTCCTCGAGCCGATCCGCTACGGCTCGGTGTACGTCGTGGTGGCGATGCCGTTCCACGGCGACGGGATGACCACCGCGCAGGACCTGGTCACCGACTTCCACATCCCGACGTCGATGCTCGACGTGCTCGAGATGGGCGCCCAGATCCGCCTCATCGCCAACAGCGACTACGGGCGCGGCTCACGCCAGCCACAAGACGAGGCCCGCCGCGCCGAGGAAACCCCGATGGGGTCGATGGTCTCCATCGAGCAGCTCGGCATCGCCCGCTACGAGCGTCGCAAGGCTGCAGAGGTGCGCCGGCTGCGGCACGCCTACCCGATCCGGATCGTGTAATGCCGTTCCCCACCCCGCTCTACTCGTTCCCGTTCTACCTTGGTGGTGGACCGGTCGCGCCCGGCGGGCCATCGGAGACCGGCGGCGTCACCGACTGCGTCCCCGACACCGTCACGCTGGACGGCTACACGTTCCCGGTCGAGCTGAACCACTCCGAGGCGGCGTGGCGCTCCGGCGCGCAGGACACGTTCCGTGACACCGTCGTCGCCAACGAGCAGCCCAACGACAGCCTGTTCAACGCTCGAGGGGCCTGGGCCCGCTACAAGTACAACTGGAAGCACGGCTGCGGCCAGACGCTCGGCGACACCGATGCCGAGTCCGACGACCAGCGCTACCGCTCGAGCTTCGGGATCGCCTGGGACACGCCGTACCAGCTGCAGCTGTTGCGCGCGACGAGCAACGCCCGCTCGGTGACGAACTCCAACCCGATGCTGATCCGCAGCGACATCTACGTGTTCGGCACCGATGGCACGATCCTGTACCGCACCACCGACTTCGTCACCTGGACGGCGATGACCGCGCCCGGCGGGACGATCACCGGCCTAGCCTCCGACGGCACCGACTTGTATGTCACCACCACCACGGTGACCGTCAAGTACGTCGGTGCGGCCACCGTCTCCACTGCCTTCGCCACCCCTCCGGGGCCCGGCGACTCGATCGCCTTCGTCTCCAACCGACTGCTGTTGTCAACTGGCAACGTCCTCAAAGAGATCGGCGCCACCGGCGCCACCGTGTCGACGATCAAGACCCACTTCCAAGCAGCGTTCCGCTGGACGACGTTGTTCAACATCGGCTCACGCATCTACATCGGCGGCTTCGCCGGGTCGCGTTCGGAGCTGCACACCGCCACGACGGACTCGGCCGGCAATCTCGTGCAGAGTCAAGAAGCGGCACCACTGCCGCCCGGCGAGCTGCTCCGCTTCGGGCTCAGCTTTGCCGGGTCGGCAGTGTTGTGCACCTCCAACGGCGTGCGCGTCGCCGATGTCTCCGGCGACGGCACGCTCACCTACGGCCCGCTGATCACCGAGCCCGGCGACGTGCGCTGCGCGACCGCCGACGGCAACAAGGTGTGGACCGGCTACTCGGCGATGGCCGGCGCAAGATCAGGTGTGCTCCGGATGGTGATGGACCAAGAGGTCCAGCCGCTGCAGCCCGCCTATTGCAATGACATCTTCGAGACGACGCTGGTCGCTAACGTCACCGGCGTCGTCCGGCTCGGCTCGAGGACCTGCTTCGCCGTCGCCGGTTCAGGGTTCTGGGTCGAGTCGGCGACAACCTACGTCGGCACCGGCGAGATCCTCTCCGGGCTGATGGCGCTGGGCACCGTCGAGCCGAAGGGGCTGATCGGCCTCGACGTCAACTTCTCAGCGCTGTCCGCCGGCGAGTCGATCGAGGCCCGCGTCTACGACCGGGCGGGCACACTGCTGGCCGTCGGCACCGAGTCGACCGCCAATGCCGAGGAGCTGACCATCGACCTTGCCGGCTCGCAGGTCGGGTCGTTCGAGGTCAAGATCATCCTGTCGGGAACAGGTGCGTCCACCCCGACGCTGTACCGCTGGCGGCTCAGGGCGTATCCAGTGGCTCCGCCGGTGCTGCAGTGGGTGTTGCCCCTGATCGTGCACGAGAAGGTCGTCATCGGTATCGGCGAGGGCTACACCCAGCCGTTCGATCTCGAGGAGATGCACCTGTGGATCGAGGATCTGTACGCGACTAAGCGGTACTGCGTGTTTCGGGTCGGGACGCGCGGCTACCGGGTGCGCGTCGACAACTTCGAGTGGCGGGCACGGAAGTGGACGTCGGACGGACGCGGGCCGCAGGGCCTGCTCGTAGTGCAACTGGTTGCGGCTTAGGAGGCCCTGATGGCGAACGAATGGATTGACAAGGCCTACGGCGGCGGTGCGGTGGCGACCACCCTCAACGGTGGGATCAACGCAGCGGTCACCTCGATCACCGTGACCAGCGGATCGAACCTCGGCCTCGACGGCTCGACGGGCCCGTACGTGATCACTGTCGACCGCACCACGCTGGCTGCCAGCGAGGAGAAGATGCTGGTCACCGCCCGTGCCGGCAACGTGCTGACCGTGCAGCGTGGCTACGACGGCACCACGGCGGTCTCGCATCTCACCCTGGCCTCGGTCGAGCACGTCATGGACGCCTTCTCCATCGAGCAGGCCAACGCGATGGCGTCGGCGGCCTCGGCCAACGGGTCGATGTCGTACCGCTCGGCGGCGTTCGGCTACTCGCAGCTGCCCATCGGCACCAGCGGGCTGCCGATCGTCTCCAACGGCTCGATCCCGCAGTACGCCGCGCTCGGCCTGACCGGCCTGTCGGCTGCGGTGCAGGCCCTGCTGTACGTGGCCGGGGACATCAAGTGCTCGATCTCGTCGACGGAGGACACCGGCTGGTTCCTGATGAACGGCCAGACCCTGGTCAACGCCCAAGCCAACCTGCCTGCACTGTGGGCCAAGGCGCCGGCGGCGTGGAAGTCGGGCTCGAACCTGATCCTGCCGGACTGGCGCAACCGGGTGATGGTCATGGACGACTCCGGCGCGTCACTCACCCTCGGCGGCCTCGCCGGCCCGGTCCCCTCGGCGGGCACGATGCCCAAGACGATCGCCTCGGGCAACCTGCCGCTGCACACCCACACCATCGACCACGACCACGGCTCGGTCACCTCCGGTGGCAACTCGGTCGATCACTTCCACAACCT